AGCTATCTCAGCAAATGTTAAGCCATTTGGATTTGACGCTTATGTTGCACCAGTTCAATTTACTTCTGCTTCATTAAACATAACAGTACCAACTGCTTCTTTCATTATTGAAACTACAGAGATTAACGGAGCATTTAACAAAAAGAAATACTACGGACACGATTTTGCATCCACAAACGACGCAAGCGAATTGCTTAAGCCATTACCAAACGGAGCAACAGCTTTAGCAAATAACGACTTTAACCTTGACGACTCTTTTGTACATCCAAGTGCATCAGCAGTAGATGCTAACTCTGCTATAACTGCAGGAGCAAGTATATCAGGATCAACATTCGCAGGAGTTGATATATCAAACTTCTTGAAATTCACAGTAGGATTACAAGGTGGATTTGATGGAGATGATCCAGCTTTAACTAAGAAGACAGGAGCTAACATTACTCCAGGAAACTTGTTTGGAATGGATTGTACAACTGCTAACTCTGCAGGAGCCAAAGCATATATCAAAGCATTAAACACAGTAAACAATCCAGACGAATTAGATGTGAATCTAGTTGTTGCACCTGGAGCTACAATAGCTGATCACTCAGCAATCACTAACAAGATGATTGAAGTAGCTGAAGATAGAGGAGATTGTTTTGCACTACTTGATTGTGTAGTACAAGGAAACTCAATAGGAGCTGCAGTATCAGCAGTAACTAACGGATCACTTGATACGAACTATGCAGGAGTTTATTGGCCATGGGTTAAAATCCTAGACACTGACAAGAATAAGCCAGTATGGGTTCCACCATCAGTAGTACTTCCAAGAGTGTTTTCTAACTCTGACAATGTAGCATACGAATGGTTTGCACCAGCTGGATTGAATAGAGGTGGAATTAGTGAAGCAATTGACATCGAAAAGAAATTACAACAATCAGATAGAGACGATCTATATGATAATAGAATCAACCCAATCGCAACATTCCCTAATCAAGGAGTATGTGTATGGGGTCAGAAGACATTACAAGCTAAGCCAAGCGCACTTGACAGAGTAAATGTTAGAAGACTGCTACTTACATTGAAGAAATTCATTGCAAGCTCATCTAGATTCTTAGTATTTGAAAACAATACAACACAAACTCGTCAGAGATTCTTAAACATTGTTAATCCATATTTAGAGACTGTAAAGTCAAGACAAGGATTATTTGCTTACAGAGTCGTAATGGACGAAACTAACAACACTCCTGACGTAATCGACAGAAATCAAATGTACGGTCAGATATTCATTCAACCAGCAAAAGCTGCAGAATTTATCGTACTTGACTTCAACATACTACCAACAGGAGCAACATTTGATAACGCATAAAATTAGTACAACGACTATTTATAATAAAGAACAATTATGGCAAATTTAATAGAAAATGATAAAATGTTTTACACCTACTATGAGCCCAAGGTGCAAAACAGATTCATCCTCGAAGTTGATGGACTTCCATCTTACTTATGTAAAAAAGTATCTCGACCTCAGTTAGAGTGTGGAGAAGTTGTACTAGATCATATTAACATCATCAGAAAAATGAAAGGTAAATGTAAGTGGGGCGACATTACAATTACCATGTATGATGCAATCGTACCTTCCGGAGCACAAGCTGTAATGGAGTGGGTTCGTACATCACACGAATCAGTAACTGGTAGAGATGGATATGCAGACTTCTACAAGAAAGATTTTGATATCTTTGTATTAGGACCGGTAGGTGACAAGATTGAGAACTGGAGTATAAAAGGTGCTTATATTAAAACAGCACAATTTGGAGACATGGACTGGTCTACAGAGACACCGGTTGAGATCGCACTTACATTAGGAGTAGATTACTGTGTATTAGAATTTTAATTACCCGACCCTTACCCAACACCAACAAAAGAGGCCAACTGTAAAAAGTTGGCTTTTTTTTATTTGCGACTATTTATAGTCATAAGACATTGAGTTACTAAATAAAAATAAAATGAGTAAAGTTGTAAACGACGATTATCCAAATAATCAAAAAAATCCTTTAACCGACGAGCAATTAAAACAAATGGTAATGGCAGACCATGTCAGCTCTGCTAACAATAACGTGGAACTTACTAAAGGTGAGTCAACAAACGTACCCACAGAAACAATTGCATTGCCAAGTAGAGGTTTATTCTATCCAGAAGGTCATCCATTAAAATCAGGACAGATTGAGATGAAGTATATGACTGCTAAAGAGGAAGATATCCTAGCATCACAAAACTTAATTAAGCAAGGAGTAGTAATAGATAAGTTATTACAATCTCTTATTGTAACAAAGATCAACTACAACGACCTACTTACAGTTGATAAAAACGCAATCTTTATTGCAGCTAGAATATTAGCCTACGGAGAAGAGTATGAAGTTGAGATCACTTGTCCGGATTGTGGTGAAAAGTCTTCACATGTTATAGACCTTCAGCAATTTCAAGAAAAAGAAATTGACTGGAACATCTTTGCAGAAGGAGAAGCAACTCACAAATTTAGTTTGCCAGCTTCAAAAAGCGAATTGACTTTAAAGATGCTTACACATGGTGATGAAAAAGCTATTGAAGCAGCAGCAAAAGCAAACAAGAAACGATCTAAAATATCAGGAGTTGATAGAGACTTAACAACGAGACTCAAGCAAGTTATTGTTGCTATTGACGGTAATGAAGAAAGAGCTTATATTAATAAATCTGTAGATAGTATGCTATCGAGAGATTCATTAGCATTAAGAAAACACTTAAAGGTAGTGACTCCAGACATAGACACTACAATATATTTTGAATGTCCACATTGTGGCCACGAATCGACTAACATGCAACTTCCGATTGACGTCGGGTTTTTTTGGCCTGGGGTCTAGCTATAAGGCCCGCCTATACGATCAGCTTTTCGAACTCATGTATTACGGAAAAATGGGCTGGTCTTGGACAGAACTCTACCAACTACCGGTACATATACGAAGCTACTACTATCGTAAGCTAGCTGATATCAAAGAAAAAGAAAATAAAGCAGAACAAGCTGAGGTTGATAAAATCAAAAGCCAATCACGAAGATAGTGGTGAGCCATCCTAATAAGGGTGGCTTTTTTTATTATTCCAAACTATTTATAAGAAAGCAATAAGAATGGAATCTAGAGAGAAAAAACTACGCGAATCAATTCAAAAATACATAAAGCAAGCTCCTCAAGGTTTAGATGAAGCTGGACTGACTGGATGGGTGATTGATAAGATCGCAGGTGGCATGAAATGGGCTACTAACAGAAAGGCTGATTATCAATACGACTTCTTACTTAAACACAAAGAATTCAAAGGTCTTGCAAAGAAGTTTAAGATGTCCGACAAAAATTGGGAGCGTACAGCTAAAGGGTGGTTAGCAAAGGATCCAAAAGGATTTGCTAAAGTACTACGAAATCAGATGAGCAATTCAAGACTCAGCAACATATTCAAAAAACACGGTTTAAGATAATAGTTAGTGGCCGAAAAAGACGACATACCCAAAGGAGCAGCTGATAATCTTCAGAAGGCTGCACAGCAGATTGCACAAGTTGCTAAGAGTCTCGAAAAGACTTTTGCAAAAGGTGGCGACTTTGCTAAAGCTATGTCTAAGGAGGTTAACGAGACTGCCAAAGGTGCAAAAACAGTAAGAGATCATTTTGTTGGAATAAAAGATCTTAATAAAGATTTAGCTAGCGAGCTTGCAAGAAATGCTGAACAGCAAAATATTCAAAATCTAGCACTAGCTACGGGTAACTCTATTGCAGTAGCAACCTTGCAAATAGAAAAGGAAAAAGCAATTTTATTAGCAAGAGAAAAGGGACTCGGTGATAGTATAGTGTCCAAGCTGGAAGATAAGTATAATGCAGCTATACAGATGACCACAGAGCTAGAAAGACAGAATGCTGAACAAGAGGCTGCTGAAAAACTTGCTGAAGAGAGTCTTGCACACACAGAAGCATTAAAAGACAAATTAAAAGAAATTACTGGATACCAAGGAGTATTCAAAGACATATTTACAGATGGAAGATTAGCAGCTGGTATATTCTTAAACCAAGTCCAAAAAGGCATGAAGAATATGACAGCTCTATTCGATCATGCACGTCACGAAGGAATGGCTGTATCACAAGCATTCCATGAAACTGGATTAGCAATTAGTGATTCGTTCTCATTAACTGGAACAAGTGCCAAAGACTCAATGGAAGTGATGTCTGGTATGCGCGCAGAGATGGGTACTCTTGAAGGACACACTCGAGAAGCAAGATTAGAAGCAGCATCATTGGCAAGATCATTTGGTATTAGCAACGAAGAAGCTGGAAAGCTAACAGCTCAGTTGAGTATGATGCCAGAAGCTACAATGGAGACTGCTAACGAAACAGCACGATTTGCAGCCAACATGGCAAAATCAGCGCATGTAGCTCCAGGCGAGGTGTTAAAGGACATGTCCAAAAATAGCGAAAATATTGCTAAGTTTGGTAAAGACGGTGGTAAAAATATGGCTATAATGGCTGTGGCTGCCAAGAAAGTTGGCCTTGAGATGAGTACAATGGCTAATGCAGCCGAAGGGTTACTAGACTTTGAAACCTCAATTGAGAAACAGATGGAAGCGTCTGTACTATTAGGTAGAGAAATTAATCTTGACAAAGCTAGACAGTTAGCATTGAACGGTGATTTAGCTGGAGCGACGAAGGAGATGCTTGCTAATGTAGGAGGCGAAGCGGAGTTTAACGCTATGAATGTTGTTCAGCGTAAAGCGTTAGCTGACTCTATGGGAGTCTCTGTAGGAGAACTTTCTAAGATGGTATCAGGTCAAGATAAATTAAATGACTTGACAGAAGATCAACAAGCAGCATTAGCAGCGGGTGAAGTTACTATGGATGAGTTGGCGGCAGGTGCAGGAGGCTTATTTGACAAGCTAAAAGAGACTGGTATAACTGCATTTTCTCTAGTAGAAGGATTTAGCACATTATCAGGTACAATGGAAGGTGTTAAGGATAGCATGAAAATGTTTGGTATCGAAAGCTTCAAACAGCTCAAGACCACTATTATGTTAGGTGCACAAAAAGCAAAACAGTTTGCAATTGATAAAGCAAATATGTTATGGGAGTTTGCATTTGGAAAAAAGTTGATGGCTCAAAAAGCAAAAGCAGTAGCCGGAGGAGGAGATGCTCCCAGCAAAGCAAAAGATGCTGGAGGTAAGATGTTAGATGCTGGTGATAAGGGTGTAGATAAATCAGCTGCTATGAGTAAGAAAGCAGGAGGTGTTAAAAAGCCTGGAGGGTTTGCAGCTGCAATGAGAGGTATCCGAAATGGACTTCAAGCGTTTGCCATTAATCCTAAAAAAACATTAAAAGGTGTTGGAACATTAATAATAGCAGGAGCCATGCTCG